ATAAAAACAAATTAAAATGGCAGTAAACGAACAAGGACATTACGGAAAATATTCTGGTAATTCAAGACATTCATATAATCACGCTCACACTAGAGTGACAAAAGCAAATTATAAAGATGCGGTTAAAGATGATGCTGCTCATATAGATTATCTTAAAAGAGATGTAATATATGACGCTCATCATGGACATAGTGATATTGATATGACAGCTGATGAAAAACATATATCAAAATTAGCTGGTGATATGAAATATGATAAGAAGCATCATGGCCCTGCTGCACACCATGGACCTGGAGATTTTCAAGGTAATCTTCATGCAGCTCAAGAAAAACATTCAGAAAGCGGAGAGCATTTAGGTAAAAAACCAAACGCTCCTGCAAAGAAAAAAATGAGTGGCCCTGCAAAAGTAGATCCAAAAAAATTAAAAGAAATAGCCGGACAATTAAAACAAGCCTCAGCAATGCATAAAGGTCAGGCAAAGAAAATAGATAGCATGCTGAAATCATTAAAATAATAACAATAAACAAAAACAAAAATTATGGCAAAATTTATCGCAATTGAAGTTAGTCAAAATGCTAGTGCTCTTTTAAACGGAGAACATTTAGTACAAGCAGATCAAGTTACTGCTATTCAACAAAGNGCAGCAGAGACTGTAGCTATCGTGTTAAGTAATTCTACTTCTGCACATAAGNTAGTAACATTAACAGCTGCTGTAGATGATGGTACTGGATCAATTTCAGCTAATCCAAATTACTCAGGTAATCAATTGGAGCAAGCTATTAACTATTCGTTAACAGCTAATCCAGGTGGAGTTAAAGCTAAAGTATTCCCATTAAAAGACAGCGACGATAAGAAAGTATACATTATTGACATCGTATACTCTTAATAGTAAATTATGAAACCGAGGGGATTTGGTGACACTATCGCTGGTTTTACTAAGCGAACAGGAATTAAACACGTAGTTGATACTGTGTCTAAGGGTCTCAATATCCCCTGTGGTTGTAATAATAGACAAGAATGGTTTAATAAAAAATTTCCTTATAAACAATGATAAATTTAAAAGGTAAGTTTAGCATTAAACCTTTTTATCCAACTAGTGTTACACCAGTTTATGAAAGAGATATGTCGAAAGACCCTGCTATAGGTAGAACTCTTAGAAATGGTGTAATTATAATGGAAGAAGATTTATCTCCTTCTATGAAAAAAGAAACACACTCTCATGAGCAAACTCATGTGAATCAGATGATGCATGAGGGTTTTGATTGGGACGATAAAAATATCTATTACAAAGGAAAAAAATATTCAAAACAACATTTTGCAAAAGGTACTGGGCCTTGGGAAAGACCTGCTTATGCAAATGAAATTAAAGCAAAATAATCATGCCACATACAAAAGCACATAACATGGAGGGTAAAGGAAAAAAAAGAGTTCCTGAAAAACCTACAGAAAGAAAGCCAGAGCCACCTTCTATGAAGGGTAAGGCTAAGGGTAAAAAAGACGATGGTAAAGATAGAGCTATGATGGGAAGAGGACCTAAATCTAAAACTAAGAGGGAACCGTTTACTGGAGGACCTAAGCCAAAGCAAGATCAACTAGAGTCTAAAAAAGAAGAAAAGAAAACTAAAAAAACTAGATCTGAGAGAATTACCGAAAGAGCAGATAAGAAGTGGGATAAAGATAAAAAATTAAGAACAAAGCAAAAAATAGCTAGTGAAGAAGGTAANGACAAAAAAGCTAAAAGAATTAGTGAAAGAAGAAAAAAAGCTAGAGACAGATCAATTGATCTTGATATTAAATCTGCACGAGTAAAAAGAAAAGAAAAAGAAAGAGCAAAGAAAAAATCAGATAAGCAAGCATCTCAAGATGGTGCTGGTAAAATGCCAGATGGTTTTAATATGCGTAGACCTGCTGAAAAACTAGGTTATATTCAAAGACTTGGAGCTGGTAGAATGTCACCNGGAAAAATGGGTGATATGACTGCAATGAAAATGATGCACGGTGATGCAGCTGCTAAGTATTACGATGGAGGTGGAAAGTATATGAATGGTGCGCCTAAATATGAAGGTGCTTCAAAAGGAAGTTATTCACCAATGAAGCATATTGATGGAAAAACAAATTTAGGACACAAAGACTTTGTTAGTTTCAGTGTTGATCCAGATAAAGGTGCTAAAGCAGAGGGAACTATAACTTCAAGTAGAGGAGGTTCAACTAGTTCAGGTCGTTCTTATAGAGATGCTTATAAAGATGCAGATAAATCTAAATATCCTACATATGCGGAATTTGAAAAAGCTGCTAAGGATTATAATAAGAGTAAAAAAGGTTCAACTAGTTCAAGAAGTTTTTCACAAACAAATACACAAACACCTAAGCAACTAAAAAGAGAAGGTGAATTAAATAGAGCTGAAAGTATTGCTAGAGACAACATGAAGAGACACGGTTTTGAAAACCGAGCTGTTCAAGATTCAATAATAAAGCACAATATAAAAGAGGTTCAGTTAAAGAAAGAAAATCCAAGTAGAGATCCATTAACGTTAGCTACTATTAGAGAAACTGCTGGTAGATATGGTAATGAAGCAGCTAATGTAATAAGAAAATCTGCTAATCTTCCTTTAGTAAAAAGAACTTCTGGTGGTTATGGTGAATCAAGAAGTAATACTACTGGTACTATGCTACACAATTATGGAGATGGTGGAAGTGGTGTTTTCCAAGTTAAAGATTCTGAAAATCCAAAAGGAGTTGCAGGTGCAGTTGGTGGTAAAGGAAGAACTTTTACTGGTAGCATGTCAAAGTATAATACTTCACCTTATATTNCTAAGGCAAGGTATNAAAGACANGGTACATTATATGAGCCAATGCCAGAGATTAAGCAAGGTGGAAGTCCAAAAATGCCTCACGGTCCAATGAAATTTGGAATGAAAGCAGGTAATATGGCTGGTGATAGAGCAAGAAAAAGAAAATAATGAAAAAAATCTTAAGTCTTTTAACCGGTGGTTTAATTAACGATGTAGGTAATGTAATTGATAAACTTACAACTACAGACGAAGAAAGATTAGCTGCTAAACAAAAGATACAAGAATTATTAGAAAAAGCGGATCAGGATGCGCAGACGCAAATCACTGAACGGTGGAAGGTTGATATGCAATCTGATTCGTTTTTATCTAAAAATATAAGACCACTTGTATTAATATATTTAACTATTATATTTACAATACTGTCTTTTTTTGATGGTAATATAGGTGGTTTTAAAGTAGCTGAAGAATATATACCAATTTTTCAGTCTTTATTAATTACGGTATATGGTGCGTATTTTGTTGGGCGTACATGGGAAAAATCAAAAAAATCCAACAACAATAATTAAATTATATTATAATGTCAGAACAATTAAATAAAATTAGTGAAGAAGAGTTAAAAGAAATACAAGGTCAACAAAAACAAATACAAGAGTTATTAACTAACATTGGTGTTTTAGAAAGCCAAAAGCATAGCGCTCTTCATAGAATAGCTACTACAAATGAAGCTATTGAAGCAACAAAAATAAAATTAGAAGAGAAATACGGTCCTATCAATATTGATACACAAGACGGTTCATACACTAAGATAGAAGAAAACAAACAAGATTAATAATGGATACTGTCATTAGAAAAATCAGCATAGGAGCTGATTATAAAAATGACGCCATGCATTATTCAGTTGGACAAGAAGTGTATGGTGGTCACGTAATTTCTCATATTTTATTTGAAGATAACGATTTATCGTATAACATTTTTATTAAGAAAAACAATGAGGTATTACCATGGAAAAAATTTAATTCCAATATGGCAATATCCATTGAATATGATTTACAGTATTAATGAAAAGTGTGTATGATTTTATCGTAAAACCAATCGGTGAAAGATACGCTAATACTAAGAAAATTGGAGATACAGATTTAGTTTTAAATACTAAAGTAGAAAACTGGAAATTTGTAAATAGATTTGCTGAAATTATAGCTACGCCATTGGCTTTAGCAACACCTGTAAAAACTGGTGATATAGTTGTATTACATCAAAACGTTTTTAGAAGATTTTACAATATGAAAGGTAAGCAAGTAAATAGTAGATCATATTTTAAAGATGATTTATATTTTGCTTCTGTTGATCAAGTTTATTTATATAAACGTAACAAACATTGGGAATCATTAAATGATAGATGTTTTATTATGCCTATTAAAAATAAAGATCTTCTAAGTAACAAAAAAGAAGTTGAAGGTATTGGTATATTAAAAATAGGTAATAGTTCATTAGAAGAGCTAGAAATAATGCCAGGAGATTTAGTTACATTTAAAANTGGATCTGAATGGGAGTTTAATATAGACAATGAGCGTTTATATTGTATGAAATCAAATGATATTTTATTAAAACATGGATATAAAGAAAACCAAGCAAAGTATAATCCACGCTGGGCAAAAAGCAGTCGATGAGTTAATAAAAGTAGCTAAAGAACCTATAGTTGATAGTGATGATGATATATCAGCTGATAGACTAAAAAATGCTGCAGCCACAAAAAAGTTGGCTATATTTGATGCGTTTGAAATACTTCAACGTATACAAGAAGAAGAGAATATGTTAAATGAAAAACCTAAAGAAACTAAAGAAAGATCATTTAAAGGTTTTGCAGAAGGAAGATCTAAGTAATGTATACTCAAAATCTTTATAAAGTATTAAATAACCATATAAAACCTAATATAATTAAAAAAAATAATAGGTATAAAAAATGGAAATATGGTTATAACAAAGAACATGATGTTGTTGTTATAAGCAAGACAGGTAAAATAGGTGAAGTATATGAAATACAAAATTTAAAAATAGCTTTACCTCAACAACCTAAAACAGTACACGCATTTAAATCTAATACTTGGGAATATACCTCTATACCAGAGCAATTAAAAAAAATAAAAACAATATTTGATTGGGAGCAATACCCTATTGATTTTAAAGAAACCTGGTATGATTACATTGATAATGAATTTACTAAAAGAGAAGAAGGCTTTTGGTTTTATAACAAAGACGTTCCTACTTATATTAGTGGTACTCATTACATGTACTTGCAGTGGTCCAAGATTGATGTTGGGAAACCAGATTATAGAGAAGCCAACAGATTATTCTTTATCTTTTGGGAAGCTTGCAAAGCAGATCAACGTTGCTACGGGATGTGTTACCTTAAAAACAGACGTTCTGGGTTTTCCTTTATGGCCTCAGGAGAGGTGGTTAACTTGGCAACCATATCAAGCGACAGTAGGTATGGTATATTATCAAAGTCCGGTCCTGATGCAAAAACCATGTTTACAGACAAGGTGGTACCCATATCGGTTAATTACCCTTTCTTTTTTAAGCCAATACAGGACGGTATGGACAGACCAAAGACGGAGTTGGCCTACAGAGTACCAGCCTCAAAGTTCACAAGAAGAAAGATACTCGCGAACGAACCGCAAGACGAACTACAAGGTTTGGACACCACAATCGACTGGAAAAACACCGGTGATAACTCCTACGATGGAGAGAAACTCAAACTCCTCGTTCATGATGAATCGGGGAAATGGGAAAGGCCAAACAACATTCTCAACAACTGGAGGGTTACGAAAACCACGTTACGATTAGGTAGTAGGGTTATTGGTAAATGCATGATGGGTTCAACCTGTAATGCTTTAGATAAAGGTGGGGATAATTTTAAACAAATATATTATGACTCAGATGTTACCAAGAGAAACCGCAACGGACAGACTCGTTCAGGATTATATAGTTTGTTCATACCTATGGAATGGAATTACGAAGGATACATTGATTCTTATGGATTACCTGTATTCGATACGCCGTCAAAAGAGGTTAAAGGACCTCATGGGGAGTTTATAGATTTAGGTGTAATTGATTATTGGCAAAATGAAGTAGATGGTTTAAAAGGAGATCAAGACGCTTTAAATGAATTTTATAGACAATTTCCAAGAACTGAAGAACATGCTTTCAGAGATGAGGCCAAAGAGTCATTATTTAATCTAACTAAAATTTATGAGCAAATAGATTTTAATGGTGATTTAAAACATAGTACATTAGTCACGCAAGGTAGTTTCCAGTGGCGTGATGGTNTAAAAGATACTGAAGTAATATTTGTACCTAATAGTAGTGGAAGATTCAATATAACTTGGGTTCCACCTACAAATCTTCAAAACCGTGTAATATTAAAAAATGGTATTAAATATCCTGGTAATGAAGACCTTGGAGCATTTGGATGTGATAGTTATGATATATCAGGTACAGTTGATAATAGAGGTTCTAATGGAGCTTTACATGGTTTAACTACGTTTAGTATGTTAGATGTTCCGCCAAATCATTTCTTTTTAGAATATATTGCTAGACCACAAACAGCAGAAATATTTTTTGAAGATGTATTAATGGCTTGTGTATTTTATGGCATGCCATTATTAGCTGAAAATAATAAACCCAGACTTTTATATCACTTTAAAAGAAGAGGATATAGAGGTTATTCAATGAATAGACCGGATAAAATTTACAATAAATTATCAGTATCTGAAAGAGAAATAGGTGGTATACCTAATTCCAGTGAAGATATTAAACAAGCTCATGCCGCTGCTATTGAAACTTATATTGAAAACTATATAGGTTATAATGGTAAAAAATATGGAGATATGTATTTCCAAAAAACATTAAACGATTGGAGTAAATTTAATATAAATAATAGAACAAAACACGATGCTTCAATTAGCTCTGGTCTAGCTATTATGGCTTGTAATAAACATAGATATAGACCAATACCAAAAAGAGAACTAGTGTCATATGACTTAGGTATAAAACGATATGACAACACTGGTAGTGTTTCTAAAATTATACGATAAATGAATATAGACTATAATGCTAATAGCGCTTTTCCCAATCAGGTAGTACCTTTGGAGGAAAAAATGAGTTTGAAATATGGCAAGCAAGTTGCTAGCGCTATACAATCAGAATGGTTTGCACAAGGTAGAACTAATGGTAATAGATATTTAACTACTTTTAACAACTACCATACACGTAGATTATACGCCAGAGGTGAACAATCAGTACAAAAATATAAAGATGAGTTATCAATTAACGGTGACTTAAGCTATTTAAATTTAGATTGGAAACCAGTACCCATATTATCTAAGTTTGTAGATATACTTGTTAATGGTATATCAAATAAAGATTATGATATTAAAGCATATGCACAAGATCCTGAGTCTGTTAAAAAAAGAACTGCTTACGCAAAAGGTTTAGCACAAGATATTTTTGCTCAAGATATAATTCAAAAAGTAAAAAGAACTACAGGCGAAGATGTTTCTAATACAAATATAGCTCCATCTGATTTACCTAAAACTATTGAAGAGATGGAACTGCATTTACAGTTGTCTTATAAACAAGCTGTAGAAATAGCAGAAGAAGAAGCTATAACTCAAATATTAGCTAAAAATAAATATGATTTATTAAAGCGTAGATTAAATTATGATTTAGTAACATTAGGTATTGCAGCTGCAAAAACTAATTTTAATACAGCTAATGGTATAACGTTAGAATACGTTGATCCATCGTACATGGTTTATTCATACACAGAAGACCCTAATTTTGAAGATATATATTATGTAGGTGAAGTTAAAGCAATGACTGTTGCTGAGATTAAAAAACAATTTCCTCATATATCTAATAGTGAATTAGAAAAAATACAAAAATCATATAGCAATGATAACTATATTTATGGTTGGGGTGCTTATGATCAAAATACTGTGCAAGTTTTATATTTTGAGTATAAAACATATATGGACCAAGTATTTAAATTAAAACGTACTGATCAAGGGTTAGAAAAAATATTAGAAAAACCAGACACGTTTAATCCTGAAAAAAATGATAATTTTAATAGAGTTTCAAGATCTATAGAAGTATTATTTGAAGGAGTTAAAGTATTAGGTACAGACATGATGCTTAAATGGCAAATGGCAGAGAATATGACAAGACCTATGTCAGATACTACTAAGGTAGAAATGAATTATGCTATTTGTGCACCACGTATGTATAAAGGTAGAATTGAATCATTAGTTACAAAAACTATGGGTTTTGCTGATATGGTTCAATTAACTCATTTAAAGCTACAACAAGTTATAGCTAGAACAGTTCCAGATGGTGTATTCTTAGACATGGACGGTTTAGCTGAGGTAGATTTAGGTAATGGTACCAATTATAATCCAGCTGAAGCTTTAAATATGTATTTTCAAACTGGTTCTGTAGTTGGTAGATCTTTAACACAAGAAGGTGGTATCAATGCTGGTAAAGTTCCAGTGCAAGAACTTGCTACATCTTCTGGTCAAGCTAAAATAGGTGCTCTTATTAATACATATAATTATTATATACAAATGATAAGAGATGTGACCGGATTAAATGAAGCAAGAGATGGTACATTACCTGATAAAGATACATTAGTTGGATTACAAAAAATAGCTGCACAACAATCAAATATAGCTACTAAACATATAAATAATGCTAGTTTATATTTAACGCTTAGACTATGTGAAAATATTTCTAAGAAAATAGTTGATGTATTAAACTTTCCGTTAACAGCAAACGCGTTAATTGAAAGTATATCTACATTTAATGTAAGAACTTTAGAAGAAATTTCTAATTTAAATTTACATGACTTTGGTATATTTTTAGATTTAGAACCTGATGAAGAAGAAAAAGCTCAACTAGAACAAAATATACAAGTAGCATTACAAGGTGGTGGTATTGATTTAGAAGACGCAATAGATCTTAGACAAATACGTAATTTAAAATTAGCAAACCAAATGCTAAAACAAAAACGTAGATTAAAAGCTGAAAGAGATCAACAAGCTGCTCAAGCTAATATGCAAGCGCAAGCACAAGCAAACGCGCAGTTAGCACAGCAAACAGCATTGGCAGAAACTCAAAAGCAACAAGTTTTAACTGAGCAGAAAATACAAGTTGAACAAGCTAAGTCTCAATATGAGATGGAGCGCATGCAAACAGAAGCTCAAATAAAACAAACATTAATGGCCCAAGAGTTTGATTATAACATGCAATTAGCTATTGAAAGATCAAAAGCAGAAGGTAAAAAAGAAAGTGAAATAGAAGATAGAAAAGATAAAAGAGTACGTATGGAAGGTACTCAACAATCTCAAATGATTCAACAAAGGGCTAACGATGGAACGCCTATTGATTTTGAATCAACAAACGATAGTTTAGGTGACTTTGGCTTAGAAGCCTTTGGTCCTAAATAATTTTTAATTTTATAATATTATATTATGGCAGAAGAAAATGCGGCCGTTGAGGTCAAACAAGAAGGTGAGTTTTCTTTAAAAGGTAAGAAAACAAAACCAAAAAAACTGGTTGATAGTTCTAAACAAGAACCTGTAAAGGTTGATTTAACTAAACCAGAGGCACAAGGTGAAGTTGTGCCTGACGTAGTAAAAGTAGATTTAACAGAGAAAAAAGAAGAAGAAAATGCCGTTCAAGCACAAAAGACAGATGATAGCAATGTTGTTATCGAAAAGCCCGAAGACAGTGGCGACAGCAAAGAAGTGGTTGAAGAAGTACGGGACGCCGAAGAAAAATTAGAAAGTCCTATACAAGAAATAACTGAAGATGAGCTAGATGAAAAAACCACACAGTTATATGAAGAGGCAGAGGAAGCTGTTAAAGAACAAGTAAAAGAAGGTAAACCATTACCTGAAAACATAGAAGCATTAGTAAGTTTTATGAATGAAACTGGTGGGACTATGGAAGATTATGTAAGACTTAATCATGATTATTCAAAAGTAGATGAACAAGTTTTACTTAATGAATACTATAAACAAACTAAACCTCATTTAAATCAAGAAGAGATTAATTTCTTAATGGAAGATCAATTCAAATATGATGAGGAAATTGATGAGCCAAGAGACATTAAAAAGAAACAATTGGCTTTCAAAGAAGAAGTTGCTAAAGCCCGCAAAGAGCTTGAAGCTATGAAGTCTAAGTATTACCAAGAGATCAAGTTGAGACCTGGTGCTACTCAAGAGCAGCTACAAGCGGTGGACTTTGTTAACAATTATAACGAGCAGCAAAAGCTAGCTAGTGAGCAACAAGAGGATTTTAAAAATAATACTAAAAAATTATTTAATAGTGAGTTCAAAGGTTTTGAATATGCATTAGGAGATAAAAAATTTAGGTATAAAATTCAAAATCCTGCGCAGGTTGGTGAGACACAAACTAATATATCTAATTTTATTAATAAATTTTTAGATAAAAAAGGTAAAGTTGTTGACCCAGCTGGTTATCACAAAGCTCTTTACGCTGCAATGAATGCGGATAAAATTGCTAATCATTTTTACGAACAAGGAAAAGCTGACGGTGTCAAAAGCATTGTTGACTCTTCTAAAAACTTAACAGATAAGCCAAGGCAAGTTGCCGACGGAAATGTATTTATCGATGGTTTAAAGGTAAGATCAATTAGTGGTTTGGATTCGTCTAAACTGAAAATTAAAAAACGAAAATTTAACTAATTAAAACTTTTAAATTATGGCTTTAACCCCACAATTTGGATCAATAGTTCCATCGCCACTACAACAAACATTGGCGAATAACTATTTAGTATTTGATGGCGCTGCTGGTGGTAACTTTGCCCAACAATATTTACCTGAGCTTTATGAGCAGGAAGTTGAAAGATATGGTAACAGAACTTTATCTGGATTCTTAAGAATGGTTGGCGCAGAACTACCAATGACGTCTGATCAAGTAATTTGGTCTGAACAAAACAGACTGCACATAGCTTATGACAACTGTCTTAACGGTGGTGCAGCAAACACTATTACTATTCCTGTAGCGGCAGATATAAATAACGTAATTTCTCCACAACAAACTATCGTTGTGTTAGATGACTTTGGTAATGAATCAAAGTGTTTAGTTGTTGACTCTGACTTAAGACCTGCTCCGGCTGGTACTGGTGTACTTAATGTACTACCTTACGGTTCACAGGATTTACAAACTGAAGGACTTGTTGGTAACGTAAAGATCTTCGTATATGGTTCTGAATATCCAAAAGGAACTAATACTACAATTGCACCATCTGCTAACGCAGTTGCAGTTGCTGGTAACGATTATCCTATTGCTACTATCACTCCTGACTTTACTCAATTTTCTAACAAACCAATCATCATTAGAAGTAATTATTCAATCAATGGTTCTGACACTGCTCAGATCGGTTGGGTAGAAGTTGCTACTGAAGATGGTACTTCTGGATATTTATGGTATTTAAAAGCTGAGTCTGAAACAAGACTTAGATTTGAAGATTACCTAGAAATGTCAGTTGTTGAAGGTGAGCAAGTTGTAGCAGGTGGTGCTACTCCTTCTGGTATTACTGGTGTAACTGGTACAGAAGGTTTATTTGCTGCTATTGAAGATAGAGGTAATGTACAAGTTGGATTCTCAGCTGCTACTGGTATCAGTGACTTTGATGATATTCTTAGAAACTTAGATACTCAAGGAGCTATTGAAGAAAACATGTTATTCTTAAATAGAAACACAAACCTTGATTTTGATGATATGCTAGCTGGTATTTCAGCTGGTGGATCTGGAGGTACAGCTTATGGATTATTTGAAAACTCAGAAGAAATGGCATTAAACTTAGGTTTTAGCGGTTTCAGAAGAGGTTCTTATGATTTTTATAAGACTGATTGGAAATACTTAAACGATGCTTCAACGCGTGGTGCTATCTCAGGACCTGCTTCAATTGAAGGTGTTTTAATTCCAGCTGGTACTTCTACAGTTTATGATCAAATTCTTGGTACTAACATTAGACGTCCTTTCTTACACGTAAGATATAGAGCGTCTCAAGCTGATGACAGACGTATGAAATCATGGTTAACTGGTTCTGTTGGTGGAGCATTCACTAGCGATCTAGATGCTATGTCAGTAAACTTCTTATCAGAAAGATGTTTAGTAGTGCAAGCTGCGAATAACTTTGTATTATTCAAAGGAGCATAAATTACACAAGGTAATGGGCGCTTAGGCGCCCTTATACCTTTTAATTATTTAATTATATTATATTATGGCTAAAAAAGAAAAAGCAGAGGTGGCTGCGCAGGAACCTGAAGTAGTAACTGCACCACCAAAAAAAATAGAAAAAAAAGTAGTTAATACTTGGGAAGTTAAACCTAGAACATATGTTGTTAAAGGTAGAAAACAACCACTTACATTAACTATACCTAGTAGACATACTCGTAGAAATCCTTTATTATACTTTGATCCAGATTCAAAAATTCAAAGAGAATTAAGATATGCTACAAATATGAACTCGCCTTTTGTAGATGAACAAAAAGGAGAAGCTACATTAGGACATATTACTTTTAGAGATGGTATACTTTCAGTACCGCAAGAAAATCAAATATTGCAAAAACTATTAAGTTTATACCACCCATTAAAAGATAAAAAATACTATGAATTTGATGCTGTTGTAGAAGCAGAAGATGAACTGGATACTTTAGAACTAGAAGTTGAAGCACTTAATTACGCTATGGAAATGGATGTAGATCAAGCAGAAGCTATATTAAGAGTTGAAAAAGGTAGTAGAGTTTCAGATATGAAATCTAAAGAAATAAAAAGAGATTTATTAATATTTGCTAAGAAAAAACCAGCATTATTTTTAAACCTTGCTAACGATGAAAACGTTGAGCTTAGAAACTTTGGAATTAAAGCTGTTGAAGCTAACATAATCAAATTATCTCAAGATCAAAGAACTTTTCACTGGGGTTCAAATGATAGAAAATTAATGACAGTACCGTTTGACGAAAACCCATATTCAGCATTAGCCGCTTGGTTTAAAACTGATGAAGGTGTAGAAGTTTATAAATCTATAGAAAAAAGAATATAAACAAGTGATAATATAAGGGGTGGTGTCATGCTACCCCTTGTATTATAATTAAAATAAATATGGCAATAAACGTAAATAGTGTATATCAGACCGTTCTTTTAATTTTAAATAAAGAACAGAGAGGTTATATAACACCTCAAGAATTTAACAATATTGCTAATCAAGTGCAGTTGGAAATATTCAATGCATATTTTCCAGATGGCGACCAAGCTAATAGAAAAAATCAAACTAATCAACAAAACAATACTGAGTTTTATAATAATTTTGATATTCAAGATTCTAGACTAGATCCATTTAAATTAACAACTACAGAATTTGTTTATGATAGTGCAGAACAAGCTTGGTATTATCCATCAAATATTTTAAGCTTATCTAAAATAGGTGCAGTTTATTGTAACTATAACAATAATCAATTAAACAAAGAAGCTGATAGACTTTCATTTAAAGAGTTTAGAACTACATCAGCATCAAAACTTACCGCGCCAACTAACAATTACCCTATATTTTACGTAACTTATACAGAAGAATCATTTGAAGCAATATATCCTTTAGATGCATTTGATACAGTAGCTAACACTTTGTCATTTGCTGTAGGTTCAGATATACAACCTGGCGATGGTGTTTATAATAAAACACAAGGATATGATTATGGTACTATAGTTAATATAGCTGGNGCAGGACCTCCTTTTTTAGAAGTTGGTGTAAGTGAAACATTAACAGATTTTGCTACAAANCCTCAAGTTGGTGATGAAATATTAATTAGTAGACCTGATGCTATATCATTAAATCCTCATTTACATATTGCACCTCAGCCTGCAAGTTTAGTAGTATCAGCAGTACAAATGCCAAATACAGTTGTTTGGGGTTATTCAGTACAAGGTAATGGATCTTACTTATACGATCCTAGTGTTTCTGTAGATTTTGATTTAGTTCCTGATGAAAGATCTAGAGTTATATTAGAGATTTTAAAATATTGTGGTGTATTAATAAGAGATCCTCAAATAGTACAACAAGCTGCTCAATCAGAAGCTGTTATAGAGGCAAACGAAAAAAGATAATAAATGGCTCAGATAAACGAAACTAATCAACAATATTACGCTGGCGCACAAGGATTTAAAGTTGAAGCAGCCGCAGGTCAATCTTCATTTGACTTTACGTTTGACACTGATTTAGTGTTGGGCAACTGGGATCCAAACCAAGCTGACTATGTTTTAAATAATTTTAAATTATATCATAGTGCAGATGGATTAACATATACTGAAATAACAGGTGGACCATATGCTCCATATACCNTAAATGGAAACACTATATCATTAGCATCGGCAGTACCTCAAAACGAAGTTATAGTTTGCCAACTTAAAAAATTAGATGGTGGAAATTATGGTGCTAGAGACGCTTATGGTGTTACTACAGAACAAAACTATGGTAGTTATGCTTACAATACATTAGGAGATATTGTAGATAATTTTATGATAGGATATGTAGGTGATGGTAAGATTATACAAACTTGTAAAAAATCTGATGTTATTTTCTTTGCAAAAAGAGCATTACAAGAATTTAGTTATGATACTTTAAAATCTGTAAAATCACAAGAGTTAACAGTGCCTCCTGGGTTAAGTATAGTTATTCCTCAAGACTATGTAAATTATGTTCGCATGTCTTGGATTGATATGCAAGGTGTACAAAGAATTATATACCCAGCTAATAACTTAACTGATTCTCCTTACACTATGCCTGTGCAAGATCAAAGTGGTGTTCCTACGCAAGATAATTTTGGAAGAAATATTCAAGGTACTTCTATAACAGAAGAAAGATGGCGTAATAATAATCCAAACCTAATTGATCAACTTTATAATCAAGAACAATATAACGCTGGATTAGATTGGTGGGGTTATGAATGGGGCTACGGCGGTATGTGGTTCTGGGGATATGGACAACTTTATGGTAACGATCCTCAATATTCACAATACAATGGTTGGTTTTATATGAACGAACGTGAAGGTAAAATATCTTTTTCAAATAATTTAGTTGGTCGTTTAATTATATTAGAATATATATCTGATGGCTTAGCTTATGATTTAGATAGTAGAATACCTAAATTAGCTGAAGACGCTTTATATGCTACATCGTATCTAACATTGTATCTTTTAGAGCAGGTCAACCAGAGTATTTAGTTCAAAGATTAAAGAAAGAAGCTAAAGCTAAACTACGTAACGCTAAAATAAGATTATCCAATATAAAACTTGATGAAATCGTACAAGTAATGCGAGGTAAATCTAAGTGGATTAAACATTAATTAAATGCCAGAATTAAAGAATAATTTTCTAAAGTCCAAAATGAATAAGGACTTAGATGAAAGATTAATTCCTAATGGTGAATACAGAGACGCTTTAGGTGTAAATATACGTCAGTCTGAAGGTCCAAATGTAGGTGCATTAGAGGTTGTTCAAGGTAACCAAGCTCAATGGTCATTAAATCCTAATATGCGTTTTATTGGAAGATTTGATGATGAAATAAATAATACGTCGTATTTTTTTGCCACAGATTANAACGGTACTGCAAGAGCAGATTCTAGTACAGAACACAAGATAATAAGCTCTGTGGGTGGTGGATCACCAACTGTTTTAGTAGAAGGNTATTTTTTAAATTTTAGTCAACAAAATATTATAACAGGTATAAGTTTATTAGAAAACTTATTGTTTTTTACAGACAATAGAAACCAACCTAGAGTTATTGATATAACACAATCATTAGGTTATTATACTAAAGAAGAACATATATCTGTATCTAAATTTTCTCCATACAAACCAATTAGTGTTTTACAAGAAAGAGAACAAACTGTTATTAATTTCAGTGGTCCAAGCACAATTGAAGTTGATGCTGTAGGTGCNGCTACAGATATAGACAGAGTTAAAAAAGGTGATGTAATATACAATGTTACACAAGATGCAGAATATGGTCATGTAGTATCTGTAAATTATGCAACAAACCAAGTCACATCAGATAGAGATTTAACAGTAGAAGTTCCACCTGGATATAGTACTATAAAACAACCAGTTGCTAATGATGTTATAAGATTTATTGGTCATACAATGAGTGATGAATCAGATGATCCATTATGGCCTGGAGATCCAGATTTTTTAGAAGATAAATTTGTTAGGTTTAGCTATAGGTTTAAATATGCTAACAACGAATATTCACTTGTTGCCCCATGGACACAACCTATATTTATTCCTGATCAAGATGGGTTTTTTATAGAAGATCTTTATTCATCAACAGGTGTTTTTGAGAAAAATCTTGATAATGAAAACAACGCATATAAAAGTACAATATTAAACTTTTTTAAAAATAGAGTTAATAATGTTGTATTATACATACCATTTCCTTCTAACGATCCTATTGTAGATTATAAAATAGATTCAGTAGAAATATTATATAAAGAATCAGATGCTGTTGCTCAAAAAGTTGTAGAACAAGTTGATGTAAATGGTATTACNTTTAGTACATATAAACCTCAAGAAAATTATTANGCTTATACTTATCAATCTAAAAAACCATATAAATCTTTAGCTGAAAATGTTACAACTAGAGTAGCTGATAAAGTACCTGTAAAAGCTTTAGGTCAAGAAATAATAAGCAACCGAGTTGTTTATGCAAATTTTGCAGATAGATATGACCCACCTTCACTTTCTTATGTAACTCAATCAGGACCTCGTACTCCTGAGTTTGGAAATGATTGCGGTGAGTATCCAAATCATACCTTAAAACAAAATAGAAATTACTCAATAGGTGTGGTATTATATGATAAATATGGTAGAGCGTCTACAGTTATAATATCAGATGTAGTTCCTGCTAGTGGTGAAAAAATATCAACATTGTATCACCCATATAAAACAGCTTCAGATTTAGGTTATGAGGGCACTACAGGTGTATATCGTGTTTATGACTGGTTGGGTGATGGTTTAAGAATTAACTTTTTACAACCTATAACCGAAGCACCATCAAGTAATTATCCAGGTACATACGCTCAGTCTACTACATTTACGTTAGACGCTGGTAATACTACAACCATAACTGCAGCTGCTCCATTTACATACACTATAGTTGGTGCTGATTTTACCGCTGAAATGCCTGTTGATTCTTATTTAAGAGGTTACTATGTAGATTACACTAAGATTATAAGTTCAACACTTACTAATACTGGGGATACAGAAATTGTAACAGAAGAACAAATAGCAGATATATACGAATACACTGGTGGTTACCCAGGTTTAGGTAACTTAGAACCAAAACAATCTTATGTTATAAACCCTGAAGGTTGGTATAGCTATAGAATAGTTGTACAACAAACTGAGCAAGATTATTATAATGTTTATTTACCTGGACTTACAAATGGTTTTCCATATAACTCTGCGTATTTACGTTTATTAACTGGTGGTAGTACTTATACACTAGCCAATAATGTAGCAACAACTACAACAGGTAGTGGTCAAGGTATGACAGTTGATATTTTAGAAGTAGATATAAACGGAGGTTTAAGACAAGTTAGAATAAATCAAAACGGTGTAGGTTATCAAGTAGGTGATAGTATTACATTAGCTGCTTCAGGTAGTGGAACTGGTTCGTTGCAAATACAACCTGTACCAAATGCTTCCGCAGCTCAAGTTGGTAAACTTGCAACAACACCTTTGATTTCTGATAATATAAATAAAATACCAAGAGATTTATCTGAAGTAGGACCAGATCAAAAACAATATAGATCAAGTAGTGTTAAATTATATTTAAGAGTAAACAATACTAATGTAGGTTTATCAGCAAATCTTACAGCACCTGGTACAAATTATTTCGTCACTGGTACAGCTGGTAATCCTCCTTGTGGAGTTACAGGTGGTAGTGGAACTGGTATGATAGTAAATATAGACTCAATTGGGGCTGGTGGAGCTGTAGTAACTTTTGAAATTACAGATTTTGGTGATGGATTTTATGTTGACGGAGATGTTGTTACTATTAATTGTGGTGATAATAACGCGGAATTAACTTTAGTATCTAATCCTGGTGAAAATTTACAATTTTTCCCTGGAAAACTTGATCATTACGCTGCTCAAATTGGTAGTGAAATAGATTTATTAAATGCTAATGATAATACATTTGTAACATCAGTACCATTTGAAGGTTATTACGGTGGTGATGGTAACCCATTAATCGCTGTAATTGACACAGATAATCAAAGTGTAGGCGTTACATATACTCAATGGGAAACACAAAATGTTATATTACCAAGACTTTCTGTTTATGAAACTGAACCTGTTGACTCGTTATTAGATCTTTATTATGAGTCAAGTACCACTGGTTTAATATCAGATTTAAATGATTTAATCTCAAACACATTTGTTGGAGTATTATCATTGTCTCCAATATCATCTAGCTTGATTGAATCCGAACCTTATTCTGGTTCACCCGCTGCTATTACAAATACATTTACATGTTTAGATGCGACTGGTGGAAATGCTACAGGTGTTAATGCTACTATATTTCAAGTTGTTGACACTGACGGAACTGGTGCAGATGTTACAGCTCTTAATTATTTTACTTTACATAAAACAACATCTGGACCTCCGCAAGATGAATTTGAAATTAGATGTCAGCAAGATTTTGTTTATACAAGCACAAGTGGTGGACCTATTGGTGTAGATAAATATGTTATAACTATTGAAACAGAATTAGGTGGAGAAGTAACTTATCACGATATAACAGTTGATTTGACAAATGTTGCTCCTCAACCACCAAGTCTTACAGTTTCTCCTGGTCCAAGTGGTCATATAGAAATATTTGATTTTGATAGTTTTGTAACAGGTATTACTAATTTAAAAAATGGTGGACAACCTCCTGGCCCAACAGGAAACCAAGTGGATTTAGTTTTTGATTTAATTAATGAACAAAGAATATCACCAGGTCCTGTAGTAGCTACAAATATATTTACTAATACCCCGGTCGTATACGATGCAGGATTATTTTCAGGTGTATGTGATATTGAAGTAGATGACACACAAACAACTGCTGGTGAAATTTATCAACTAACAGCAAGAGTTAGAGATGCTGCTGGTACAGGTTTTGGAGCTTTAACAGCTACAACTACATTTACTGTTGAAATAAAAACAGGTCCGGTATTATTAGCTAGTAG